GGTTTTGCTTCTCCTATAAAGAAAAAAAGCTGTAAATACTAATATGGGTTTTAAACTTAAACCACCATTCGAGTGTGATAATACTCCAATATATCAAACTGATATGGAAGAAGGTGTTTTAGGTATGGCTAATAATAATGGTACTATACTTATAAATAAGTACTTGAGTCCAGTTAAAGCAAAAGAAGTTATAAAACACGAAAAAGTACATATCGATCAAATAAAGCGTGGAGATCTAGACTACGATGATAATAATGTTTACTGGAAAGGTAAAAAATATTCTAGAAAATCTATGAAAGAAGGTGCTAAGAGCTTGCCTTGGGAAAAAGAAGCTTACAATAAAACTAAAAAAAAATAATATGGCGTTTAAAATAAATTCACCGCTAGCAGCTATAGGTACAGATCCAAAACCAAAAGCAATCCCAAAAACAAAACAAACTAAAAAAATGACAGTGCCAGAAGCACAGGTTAGAGGTTTTGATGAGCAATTTGAAATAGTTAAAGCTAAGTTTCCGAAATCTATAGTTAAAAGGAGAGAAGGTAAACTAGGTTCTTACACAGTTAGAAAAGGTGCTGGACAGTTTATGTATACTCCAGGTAAACCTATAAATTAATGAAAAAAATATTCCAATGGCTTACTGGTGGTGTTATCAAACAGGTTGGCGATGTTATCGACAAGCTTACAACTACTAAAGAAGAAAAGTTAGAAGCTCAAAGACTAATACAAGAAATATTAGAAAAAGCTGATAGCGAAGCACAGGCACAGGTAACTGATCGGTGGAAAGCTGACATGGCTAGCGATAGCTTTTTATCTAAAAATATAAGACCTATAGTTTTAATATATTTAACTTTTATATTCACAGTTTTATCTTTTGCTGATGGCAATATAGGTAGTTTTAAAGTAGACCAATCATATACACCTATTTTTCAGTCTTTACTGATAACAGTATATGGTGCTTATTTTGTTGGTCGTACTTGGGAAAAGAATAAAAAATCAAGTAATAATAAAGATAAGTAAATAAAAATTTAATTAAATCAAATCAAAATGAGTAAAATCACGAAAGAACAATTACAGAAAATTCAAGAACAGCAGAGTAAATTACAAAGCATCTTAGTTGAAATAGGTGTAATGGAAGTTCGCAAGCACGAAGCTACGCACGCACAATCTGTTTTGTCTCAAGAAATAGAGGCAACTAAAAAAGAACTTGAAGAGGAATACGGAGCTGTTAACATTAATATGCAAGATGGCTCTTACACTAATATTGAAAAAGAAGAAGATGACGACTCAGATCTAGCTGTAGTTAAATCCGAGAACTAATGAGTAGCGTAATTAGAAAAATAAGTATAGGTTCTGATTACAAAAATGATGCAATGCATTATGCTGTAGGTCAACAGGTTTATGGAGGTCATGAAATATCTCATATACTTCATAATGAATCTGAAGACTCTTATAGTATTCACATCAAGAAAAACAATGAGGTACTGCCATGGAAGAAGTTTAACTCTAACATGGCTGTATCTATTGAGTATGATTTAGCATATTAATGAAAAGTTTATTTGATTTTATTGTAAAGCCAGTTAATAAGCGTTACGATAATGAAATTAAAATAGGTAACAAAAGCCTTATAACTAATACTAATACAGAAGACTTTAAAGCAGTGAGTAACACGGCGGAGGTTGTTTCAATACCATCTGCTTATTCTACAACTATTAAAAAAGGTGATATAATAATTATTCACCACAATGTGTTTAGAAGTTTCTTTGATATTAGAGGTAAACGAAAAGATAGTAGATCTAAATTTATAGATAATTTATATTTTTGTTCACCTGACCAAATCTACTTGTACAAAAGTGATAGTAATTGGAAAGCCTTTCAAGACAGGTGTTTTATAAAACCCTTGCTAGATAACAACGATCTAACACTTGATAAAGAGAGAAAGCTTATAGGAATACTAAAATATGGTAATAGTTCCTTAGAAGCTGTTAAAATCGTTCCTGGTGACCTAGTTGGTTACACGCCTTATGGTGAGTTTGAGTTTATCATAAATGATGAACGATTATATTGTATGAAATCAAATGATATTGTAATTAAGTATGAACGTAAAGGAGACGAAGAAGAGTATAATCCAAGCTGGGCAAAGAGCAGTTGAAGAATTAATAAAAGTAGCTAAAGAAGCTATTGTTGATTCTGATGATGATATTTCTGCAGATAGATTAAAAAATGCTGCTGCTACTAAAAAGTTAGCTATATTTGATGCTTTTGAAATACTTAAACGTATTGAAGATGAAGAAAACATACTTAATGATAAACCTATTGAAAAGAAAGAAAAAGCTTTCAGAGGTTTTGCTGAAGGAAGATCTAAGTAATGTACGAGCAATCATTATATAAAATATTACCCAACCATATTAAACCTAAAATAATAAATAAAAAAAATAGGTATAATAAATGGGAGTACGGCTACAATGAGGAGTTTGATATTATTGTAATAAGTAAAACCGGTAAGATCGGGGATATATACGAGATACAAAACTTAAAAATAGCTTTACCAAAACAAGAATATGTTCACGAGTTTGAAGAAAATAAATGGAAACCTTTTGAATATCCTAAAGAATTACAGAGAATAAAAACTATATTTGATTGGAAAAACTACGACGAAAGTTTTAAAGAAAAGTGGTATGATTATATAGATAATGAGTTTAAACGCCGTGAGCAAGGTTTTTGGTTTAAAAACAATAATAAACCTACTTATGTCACTGGTACTCATTATATGTATCTACAATGGAGTAAAATTGATGTAGGTAATCCAGATTTTAGAGAATCAAATAGGTTATTTTATATTTTTTGGGAAGCTTGTAAAGCTGATAAAAGATGCTTCGGTATGTGTTATTTAAAAAATAGACGTTCTGGATTTTCTTTTATGGCATCTGGAGAAACTGTTAACGAAGCTACTATATCAAGTGATGCAAGGTTTGGTATATTATCTAAGTCAGGACCTGATGCAAAGAAAATGTTTACTGATAAGGTTGTACCTATATCTGTTAACTACCCTTTCTTCTTTAAACCCATACAAGACGGTATGGATCGTCCAAAAACAGAACTTGCATATAGAGTTCCAGCATCAAAGCTAACAAGAAGGAACATAACTTCTACAGACAGACCGGAAGAACTACAAGGACTTGATACGACTATAGATTGGAAAAATACAGGTGATAACTCTTATGATGGTGAAAAACTAAAACTATTAGTTCACGATGAAAGTGGTAAGTGGGAGAAACCTAATAATATACTAAACAACTGGCGAGTAACAAAAACTTGTTTACGATTAGGTTCTAGGATTATTGGCAAGTGTATGATGGGCTCAACATCAAACGCTTTAGATAAAGGAGGTGATAACTTTAAAAAACTTTATTATGCTTCAAACGTCGAAAAAAGAAACCGTAATGGACAGACTAGTTCGGGATTATATTCTTTGTTCATACCTATGGAATGGAATTACGAAGGATTCATCGATTCTTATGGGTTACCTGTATTCGAAGCACCAAGAGAAAAAATCTACGGACCGTTCGGTGATGAAATAACTCAAGGTGTTATTGAACATTGGCAAAATGAAGTTGAAGGTTTAAAAGACGATCAAGACGGGTTAAATGAATACTATAGACAGTTTCCAAGAACAGAGGAACACGCTTTTAGAGATGAAGCAAAAGAGTCTTTATTTAATCTAACTAAAATATACGAGCAAATAGATTATAATGCTGATTTACACAATACATCTACAATAACAACAGGTAGTTTCCAGTGGGAGAATGGTATTAAAGATACAAGAGTTTTATTTTATCCTAACAAAGATGGTAGGTTTAAAATATCTTGGATTCCTCCAGTTAATTTACAAAATAAAATAGCCATAAAAAATGGTGTTAAATACCCTGGTAATGAACATTGTGGAGCTTTTGGTTGTGATAGTTACGATATATCAGGTACAGTAGACAAAAGAGGTTCTAATGGATCTTTACATGGCTTAACAAAGTTTTCTATGGAAAACGTACCACCAAACTTATTCTTTTTAGAATACATAGCTAGACCTCAAACCGCTGAGATATTCTTTGAAGACGTTTTAATGGCTTGTGTATTTTATGGAATGCCAATATTAGCTGAAAATAATAAACCTAGATTATTGTATCATTTTAAGAGAAGAGGTTATAGAGGTTTCTCAATGAATAGACCAGATAAAATATACAATAAACTATCCGTAACAGAAAGAGAGATAGGTGGAGTACCAAACTCTAGTGAAGATATGAAACAAGCTCATGCAGCTGCTATTGAAACATATGTAGAGGAAAATGTAGGTAATACAGTTGATGGATATGGTAATATGTATTTTCAAAGAACACTAGAAGATTGGGCTAAATTTAATATTAATAATAGAACAAAGCATGATGCTTCTATAAGTTCTGGTTTAGCTATTATGGCTTGTAACAAGAATAGATATACGCCTGTTGCTAAAAAAGAATACAAAAAAATAGATTTAGGTATAAAACGATACGATAATAAAGGAACATCGTCAAAAATTATAAGATAAATGAAAGTATACACTAATACTAACAGCTCTTTTCCTAGCCAAGTAGTTAGCGATGAAGTAAAAGCAAGTTTAGACTACGGGATCCAAGTCGGTAGAGCTATTGAAGGAGAGTGGTTTCAAGAGGGTCGTTCTGGAAACAGATACGCTCAAAGTTATAGTAATTTTCATCAATTAAGATTATATGCTAGAGGTGAACAATCAATAGCTAAATACAAAGACGAGTTATCAATTAATGGTGATTTGTCTTATTTAAATTTAGACTGGAAGCCCGTACCAGTTATCCCTAAGTTTGTGGACATTGTAGTTAATGGTATGTCTAACAAATCTTATGATATTCAAACCGTAGCACAAGATCCTTTCTCTATAGAGCAAAAATCAAAGTATGCTACTGCTGTTGCTAGAGATATTAATATGAATCAAGTTTTGCAAGGTTTTAAAGATAATCTAGACATAGACTTGTACAATGTTCCAGACCCAGTAGACTTACCATCAAGCAAAGAGGAACTTGATTTATATATGCAAATGAGTTATAAGCAAACAGTTGAAATAGCTGAAGAGGAGCTTATAGATAACACATTAGCATTAAATAGATATGATGAAACAAAAAGAAGATTAGCTTATGATTTAACAGTGCTAGGTATATGTGCTACTAAAACAAACTTTAATCAAGCTGAAGGTATTAAAATAGAATACGTTGACCCAGCTTATATGGTTTATTCATATACAGAAGATCCAAATTTTGAAGATATATACTATGTCGGTGAAGTTAAATCTATAACAATACCTGAGTTAAAAAAACAGTTTCCAGATATATCTGATGAAGAGCTTGAGGCTATTCAAAAAATGCCAGGTAATTCTCAATACATAACAGGTTGGGGTAATTATGACTCTAATACTGTACAAGTAATGTACTTTGAATATAAAACATACCAGGATCAAGTTTTTAAAATAAAGAAAACAGATAATGGTTTAGAAAAAGCTATAGAAAAAACAAGCGACTTCAACCCTCCAACTAATGATAATTTTGAGAGAGTTTCTAGAACTATAGAGGTTTTATATACTGGAGCTAAAGTATTAGGTAATAATCATATGTTAGAGTGGAAGCTTGCTGAAAATATGACAAGGCCAACTGCTGATTCTACAAAAGTAGAAATGAACTATTGTATTTCAGCTCCTAGAATGTATAAAGGTAGGATCGAGTCTATAGTTAGTAGAATAACTGGTTTTGCTGATATGATTCAGTTAACACATTTAAAACTACAACAAGTAATGTCTAGAATAGTACCTGATGGTGTATTCTTAGATATGGATGGTTTAGCAGAAGTTGATTTAGGTAACGGTACAAACTATAATCCCGCTGAAGCACTTAATATGTATTTTCAAACTGGTAGTGTTGTAGGTAGATCGCTTACACAAGATGGCGGTATGAATGCTGGTAAAGTTCCAGTTCAAGAATTAGCTTCCTCGTCAGGTCAAGGTAAAATACAGAGCTTAATTGGTACTTATGAGTACTATTTAAAAATGATTAGAGATGTAACGGGATTAAACGAAGCTAGAGATGGTTCTATGCCTGATAAAGATTCCTTGCTTGGTTTACAGAAGTTAGCTGCTAATGCTTCTAATACAGCAACCAAACATATATTAAATTCTTTGTTATATGTTAGTCTTAGAATTTGTGAAAATATTAGTTTAAAAGCTGCTGATGCTATAAAAAACCCAATGCTTAGAAACTCTATGGCCAACTCTATAAGTACATTTAATACTAATACACTAGAAGAACTTGTTAGTTTACAACTACATGACTTCGGTATATATTTACAATTAGAACCTGAAGAAGAAGATAAAGCTAAACTAGAGCAAAACGTTCAGATGGCTATACAAACTGGGGCTATATCTTTATCAGACGCTATAGATATTAGAGAAATTAAAAATATAAAATTAGCTAATAAGTTTTTAAAACTTAGACAACAACAAAAAATA